ACGGCCCCCCCCGCCATAATGAGTGCTGTAACCTGTGTTGCCGTGTTGTCTGTGCCGCCAGTAGCCAGGATCATCATAGATACGAATGACGCTACCGCAGTCCATAACTTTCTGCTTGTAAGTTTTCTAACCCAATCAATTTTCTTCATGTTTCTTTACCTCCTGTTATAAAAATGAATTTTTTTCCATGCACTTCTGATAAACTTTGTCTATCTCGGCAATGGCATTTACCGCTTTGCTGTTCTTATATTCCGGATGCTCTGCGCAATAACGCTCGTAGTCCGAAACATCATCCAAAATCTGATTGAAGAACTCCTCGGAATGTTTGACATCCCTTCTCAACTCGTCGGCAAATCGCAGGATTCTTGTGCGGCATTCGTCCGCATCATCTTTATCCATACGCCTTTCGAGCTTGTTGTGCTTTTCTCCCAGGTCTTTTAACTCTTTCTGCACTGATTCCAACTTATCCATAACGTCCTTATTCATCGACTTTCCGATGGCTCTCATACCGTTTCCGATAATCTTTCCAACTGCAGACCACGGATTTACCTTGATGGGCGTAATCTGCACCAGTGTCAAGAACAGCAGTAGCGCTCCACCACTTGCGAGAATTTCATTCAAAGACATTGGCTCTTTTACCTCCTTCCCAAACGCACCGTAATTCCCACGGCACGTCCGTAATATCTGCCGCCTTTTCACCCAAAATGGCCTCTATTACTGCATAAAGAATGGCATCCGCGTGCGGGTCCTTATCGAACCGGTACAGATGCCATACCAACTGATTATGCAGGTTCAGCAGATCCTCTTCGTCTGCCTCGGTATTGAGCAAGCCTAACTCTACGGCCGCACTTTCCAGGCGGTCATAGTTGTAAAATTCTGCGTAGGGTATCATGTTGTCTCAAACTTCTCACCAGTGATTTCTTCAAACTCCGCTGCTGTTATCCATCCCTTGTCAACAGCGTTATGGACCATTTCGTCGGTCCACAATCTTGTCCCATCCGGCTTATATGTGTTGTAATATTTCTTTACAACCGAATACTTTGGACTATGCTTTGTTTTTGCCATGCTTGCTACCTCCTAAATTTCAATTCCAGTCATCATACTGAGATAATCGATCTGAGACTGCATCGTTTCCATTTTGATTTCCTCTGCAGTTTTTTCTCTAAAGGCGAGATAATATCCATCTACGCCTTCGTAATGCGTCTGCTGGATAAATGCACCATTCTCGTATGTGGTTACATTTCCTCCGGAACTTTCGACTGTCATCGGGGAGCAGTTGTCCTCGAAGATTGTCTCGTCGATTTCTGTCTCGCTTATGAAGTTGTTTCCGTTTTGGGTAAGTCCTTCAATGCTTGTTCCATCAGCCAGCGTAATCTTGAATGTTTCTTTTTCCATGTTATCCTCCTTCCGAATAGGCTGTAATATAGCTTAAACATATTGTCAATCTGCAGTCTTGACATGATTTTATAGTTACTGGCAATCCACGACTTGAAGCTGTTTTCAACTGTTGCAAAATCAATTTTTCCCAAGTCTAATTGCCTCTTATATGCCTTTAGCTTTTTCCGTTCTCTTGTAACAGATTTTGGGTTAATTTTCTTAACCACTCTTCCGGTATCAGTTAGCCAATACTGAATCTGCAGTATTCTGAACGGCTTGTCTATCCTGGCAATCCTTGTCTTTCTCATGTTTAGTATCAAGCCTATTTCATCAGCTAACTTTTTGATAGCTTCCAGCAAATTTTCGAGCCGTTCCTTACTTTCGGAAATAGCTCTTATATCATCCGTATATCTTCCATAGCCTTCTATGCTAAAGACAATCTTTGCGCAGTTATCTATCTTATACGGATGTATGATGCCTATATCCTGCGACGGCTGTGTGCCTATATCCACCCCCTTTCTCAGCATTTTTTCACCGGTCAGTAATTTGGGATCGACCCCGCAATTCATCATCGGGTCGATCTTTGTATAGTACATTTTTTCAATTTCATCATCCGAAAACCGCGATACATCTGTCTCGAACGTCTTAAACAGTCCGTCTATTATAAACTTGGCTGTTGTAATCGTCTCCGCATCTAGTTTGCTTTTATCCAAAAATTCGGATAATTGCTTTTTGCATATGTCGTGGTTCATATTCGGATAATAACCGGAGAAGTCAGTAAGCAGGATATACCCTTTGTTTGTTCCGTGAACCCTGTAATACCTGCGGAGATCATTTTCCAACTGTCTACGGAACATCGCCACACCTTTTCCCTTCTGACTGGCGGTATTTTCTTGTATGATATATGGCTTTAGTGCCGGTCCGAGAACATCGTCTGACAGCGTATGATAAACAGTTTTGTCTACCATATCACTGCTTGTGATATACCTCGGTTTTCCTCTTTCGCAAATTTTGAACTTTTGTCCCCGCCCTGGGTGGTAGTCCTTTTCTGTCAATTTTTTCTGTAAAACAGCTGTTTCTAGCAAATGATTTATTTCAAATAGTTGCGTTGAGTATTTCCACTTACTGCCATTCATTGCCTTTGTGCCGGCATCGTATAAATAATTGGCATCTTCAAACAGATTCATTGATAAAACCTCGTATATAGCTCCAAGTCGTAACCAGGAGCATCAAGGCCAGTATTAAGAGCCATCACTGGCTCACGGATAACCTCTCCTTTCGCATTGACCCACTAGAAAATCTATGTCCTGTCGTGTGGGTTTGTGAAATCCGGGCGGACGCCGTTGACATTGGAAGCGTTGTTGTAGTTCGCATTGCCATTGCTGTTGACATTGGCGAAGTAGGCGGCCGAGACCACCGAAGAGCAGTCTGAACAGAAGTTACCCTCATTCTTTTTAATTTTGGGAAGGAATTTATTGTCAGACGCTCTGAGCGATTTTATATAATTGTATAGCTTGTTAAGTTCCAACACGATATTCATATACTTGTTCTTATCGCAAGGTATCGTTTCAGCAATAAACTGTAGTTCATCCTGCAGTGCATTGCAATATTCCATCGCTCTATCCAGTTGAAGTCTCCTTTCGATAAATTCCGAATAATATTCCGGAAAGACTGTATTTCCCATGCGGAGTTGCCTCGAAATACCCTGGCATAAATCCAGCACGGTATCTCTTTCCTTCGTGATAAACCACACATTTCTATCCATTGTCAGCTCTCTCAGCAATTTCGCAGTTACTTCTCTTTCGGAAATATCCGCAATTCCTTTGGTCGCAGATTCCACGTAAGCCTCTATTCTCTTTTGACTCAAAGCAAAAGATGCCATTAGTTCAACTGTTATCCTTTTGCGAATGGCGTATGCCATGTGCTGTGCTTCTAACCTTGACTTCTTTCTTTTACTGTATTTTACATCTGACATTTTCTATTCCTCTATAAAGCTATAAGGCGGCAACAAGGCCGCCTTGATGTCTGATTATATGATAGCGGAAGCCGGGCGGACGCCGTCGACACCGGAAGCGCCGCTGCAGTGCGCATTGCCACCGCCGTTGACACCGGCGAAGGAGGCGGCCGAGACCACGTTCTGCAACCAGTACCAGTTTCTATTACAGATAAAGGACGGTGCTAGTGCAAACAATGCAAGCTGTTTGAAATCCGTAGTGTACAGATATGGAACCGTGCTTCCGTCGCAGGCAGGTGTGAACCAGTTCGCTCCGTATGCCATCCCCTCTGTCATGAGGTCCACCGTGCTGTCATACCATGATCCATTGCTCGGCTTACCGTTTGCTACTGCATTTACAAATAATCTTCTGACTGTCAAAATCTTATCTACCCCAAATGCCGCCTTGACAATTGTTTCTGCCTGAGCAAGGTTTGTGGTTTTCATTTCTGATCCAAAGTAACCTCCTGTAGTGACATTGGTCGCATTCATTCTTGCTGTATAAAGATTTGTGTCTGGAACGACAACAATATGATGCTTTGTGCATTCTGTGTCTCCTGTTCTTAACCAATAATCAAAATGAGCAATTCTCCAATTTACTCCGTTTATGGTCCAGTAATCTCCGATGTACAAATCCTTGAATGTTCCTGCAGCAATCTGTGCGTGCTGCTCTGCAGTGACTGAGGTTCCAAGATATTTGCCTCGAAAAACACTGCTATGATAGCCAGCGTTATCATAACCATTCTCCAAGGCATTTGCTTTCCCAGCCAGCTCGTCCACTGCCTCCTGGAGATTTTCAGCGTTTAATCCGCTGCTTTCATTGTTGTAGCCTATAGATTCTCCGCTTTCTTCCTCCATATTCTTTTTTATTGTCTTAACCTCTCGATTAAGAGCTACCGTATTTTCAAAAATCTCTTTAGGAGCCGCATTGATATTATCGGCATGGTTTGTATCTGTCGTTTCTGTGATATTGATAGACTCCGAAAATACTGCATCTGCTTCGTTGACCTTATAACTTTTCACGTTGTTCCTCCTTCCTAAAAGATGTCGTCAAGCACGTATGTCTGCTCTACGTCATCATCTTTGCCCTTCCTGGTAAAGGTCTTGATACACACAATGTCACCATTGGTGTCATACAATCCGATTTCGCTGATTTCTTTTCCAGCAAGTTCACTCTCTGCAAGGGTACATTCGTATCTGCAGGTTGTGTCGTTCGGGAATGTATAACCATCAATGGCTTTGCGAAACAATTCCTTATTGAGCCTGGACTGGGATTCGGTCGGTGCAATGACTACACCGGAACCGTTTACACCGCCTTCGCCAAATGCCATGCCAATAATTTTCGGAAGCGTGATGGCTCCGGCACGTGCCTTAACCAGGTTTTCCCTGGCTTTCTTTGTGATTACCACGTTTTTGCTCTTTTCTGTACTCATTGGATATACTCCTTTCTATAAATTGAATTAAGGTTCTTCTTTCCGTCCAGCGTATTGCTGCCATCAAGAAACCAGTAATTCCTTGTTTTGGTAATGACCTGTGCCTCCACATCCGCATCTTCTCTTTCAATTCCCATGTGATGCGTAACTGCAGCTTCAAGTCGTTTATTGCCGCCTCTGTACTCCAACATAGCGTTGCCGTCGAGCAACAATTTTCCGTCCAAATAGACAGTGTTCCAAAAATCAGCCTCAAACTCCGAACGGAATGCCGCCCTGGCATCCGAACTTGACCGTAAGCCGTATGTGCTTCTTACTTTCATTGAGCCTGTGACCTTGTTGTGGGCGCAGGCGACCATTGCAACGATTGCAACGCCCAGTTGATAGCCTCGTGTAACATCAAGCCTGTGTGAGCCGTCCAAATTCCACGAACCGTCCAATAGGTGCGTATTCCAAAAAATGATGTCCGAGGCTATCCGGATTGCTCCTGCCTTGACATCATTTTCCGTTTCCTGTTCTGTTTTGAATTTTACCTTCTGCAGGTCTGCGTCCGTCGGGGTTGTAAATCCACCGAGCATATACTTAAAACCAAGCATCAGATTGTATCTCATATACGGATAAAGAAGGCTGGAACCATCCAGCAGTTTTCTTCCATCCAGCAGATTGCTATACCAAAACGACTCTGCGATATGGAAGATTATCTTTTTCAGATTCATCTCCTCTAAGTTCCGATTGTCTGATACAATCTCGGTTCGGTCATTCATTATAAACATCGTGTGTGACTGTTTCAGCTCATTCAGCATGGCTCTCGCCCGCTTCGACGCAAGCGTTCCCTCGCCCATGAAATATGCTTTGAACACATTCGGGTGTGGTGCCACGAAACCATAATCTCCCGGATCGTTGATGTCCGCAATTCGTACATCAAACCCGGTAGCGGTTTTTAAGTACCCTTCCATCCGATACGGTGTCATTGGCGCCCGATAGTCTCTCTTCCGGTAAATCAGCTGCCGTCTCTCCTCGTATGGAAGATTTTCTCGCACCGGCAGTCCCCACTTAATCTCGTGGTACATCAGTCCCCATGTGGCAGTTTCCGGAAACAGCTGGTTCAGAATATCCTCAGCTATTTCTCTTGCCGTGTCATACTCCTGGCCCATAACCTCGTACAAACACTTTCCAACATAGGAATTGTCGTAAAAGCCATCTGACACTGAGGCAATCATGTTCTTCGCACTCTCGCTGACCGGGAAATTTTCTAAATCAAACTTTTCCACATTCACACCCCCTAACCAAAATTAAGGGTACCGGTGTCCGGGTACTCCTCGCTTTTTAGAGTGATGTTCTGCATTTTCCCATTCATTGTGAATGTTTCAAAGTCCTCGACTCCTGCGATTGCAGAAATCAGCGGTCTTACATCGTTGTATCTCAGAACTCCTTCGATTTTCGCCTGCGCATAGACCACTCTCACGACTTCCGTAAAGTCTGCCTTGATTTGCTCAATGCTGGTTGTTTCATTGTAGCTGAGCCCTGTAATAACATAATTTACGGCAACCGTTGTGGCTGCCGCACAAGTCAGTTCTGCCGTTCCGGTAGGAAGTAATCTTGCTGACCTGTCATTTGGAGAAACGATGTAGTTATACACATCCTGCACCAGCTTCGCATTGGCCGGTTTTCCGTTTCCATCTACCAGCACAAGTTTCACTGTGCCAGGACCGTTCCAAGCAGGAATAACTATCGCGTCTCCTGCTCCTGCCTGCTTCGCCCATCTCTTATAGTCCGTATCATTCCCTAGGTAGGTCATGCTGTTGTCGTACTCTGCGGCGATCCTGTCGTAAAAATCATCGTCTGTCTCTCTCTCAGTACCGCCACGAATAGGCTCCGGATTGTTAATCTCGGTCACATTCTTATTGGGTACCATCATCAAGGCAACCGTATTCGCCGCTACGTTAGAACCTGTGCCTGCTTCAACCGCTGATACCGGTATAAGCACTGCTCCTTCGCCTCCAACAACCGCATCCTCTGTGGTGGCATACTCAATCGACGGGCCGGTTTCGGTTGCCGCCGTACAGAATACCGTTCCGGATAAAATCTCGGTTCCTTCTGCGGCTGTGATTTTCACATAGCCAAAAGCCGGTTCCGCTTCGTGTCTTGTGAGATGTACCTGGCGACCGTGAAGGTCTAACCATTCATCCCAGGCGTATTCCGGAAAAGAAATCATCAATGCCCTTACGATATGGAAATTGATAATTTCGTCTTTTTCCAACGCTGCAGGCATCGTCATATCATACGGAAAACCACCCGGCATATCGTCGATGTCGTCCGGCAGGTTGTTCATCATTCGCTCGTGAATTTCCTCTGCTGAGTTTCCTTCCAGGAACTCCGGTCTGTTAAATTCCGGCTGCATACTCTCCACCTCCTTTACAAGCTAATCTCTATTTCTTCATCCCAGTTGCTGCCCTTTACCTTGAAGGTTACGTGCATCTGATCGCCTTCCCAGGTAAATTGAAAATCCCGGACATTTTCTGCCCGGGGATTTACCATAATTGCATCTGTGATTGTTCTTTCTGCCATAGACTCAACAGTTTTTTCATCGTCGTTATCCATGGCACGTTCCATCTCGGTACCGATTGAATCGGGGTACGCCAAACAGCGGTACCGCTCTGTCTGTGCAATCTTAAAACACCAAATGGCGAAGGCTTCTTTGCCATCGCATTCCTTGATCCGGTGCGCCCCATCTCTCACGAAGTCTCCCAGTTCCGGGTCCCACTTCATACTCCTTTTGTACTGAGTATCGTACTGGCTGTCCTCTGAGATAAAATCCGGTACCTCAACAACCGGAAATAGTGGCTGTGACATTTGCCTCGCCTCCTTTACGATTTCTCGATCACATCGATTACGACTGCTTCACTCTGAATCCAGGCAACCAGCACTCGATCTCCTGCTTTCACTGCCGGTATCGTTACGCTGTGGCTGTGAAGAGGAACGCCCGACGGTACTTTGTTGAGCCAGCTCTGTTCCGAGGTTGAAAGCGTCAAGCCTGCAGCCAGCCTGCAGATAGTGTAGTCTCCCTTCGGTATCGGCACCGGGAATGTGTTCGTTTTCAAACTTCCGTTGGCCTGTATTTCTCCAAAGTCCAAAGTCAACGGAGACTCTGTTTTCTGCGAGGTTCGTTTATCTAACACCTGTGCCAGTTTCGCTGTCCCTGGGTGTCCGTCAAATTGGTCCATCTATATCACCTGCCTTTAATCAAAAGTTCCGTCGTCAACCCACCCATACACATTGCTTCCGCTATCCGTGTGAATCAGATGCCAAGGGTGCGCTTTTCCGGAACCATTCTTAATCGTAATCTTTGCTTTTCCTGCCCTGGCTTTGTAACCTTTTGAACCTGGGTAGCTGCTCACATAATGGGTTCCACCGTGGAAATTCACGATGTCGCCCACATTGTAATCTTTCTTTTTCTCGGAGCTTGCTTTTTCTTTCTTTGGCTCTGCAAGTTCCAAATCCATTGTCATGCTGTAGGTGTCTACCGTGTGCTGGATGCCTTTCACGTAATAATACGACTGGGCAAGCTCACTCATTACATACACCAGGTCGCCTTTTCGGACAAACGGAACGTCCGGAGACTGTACTTTAATCTCCTTCTTGATTTTTCCCTCGTCGTCTAAGATTTCCTGTGCTGCAGATTTAGCATCCGCAAGGCTTTCATCCTTACCTCTCGTATAAATTCTCTGACGGATGCCATACTTTGTCTCGCCGTTTACCGTGGCTTCAACACTGGTTCTTCCATCATCGTCTGCCTTCCCTACAACCTTGACCCTGGTAATCATATCTGCTGTGCTTATGCTCTGACTGAACATCTGTGTGTTATCCGTTCGGAATACATACACCGTCTTATTGCTTCCTCTCGGAATAACGGATGTCTTGCCTTTCCTGGCCTGCACAAAACACTGCTCTTCGCCTTTCTTTGCTGCATCGTCCAGCAAATTGATGATGATGTCTGACAGATACTTATTGTTCTCCACCGTTTTGCCGTGTGAAGCATTCGGACCTTGATATGATTCCTGCGGTATCTCCCAATCATCAAGAATCCCTTCTATCGCCGACTTTGTGCCGGTTCCGGAAGGAAAATATCTGTTATCCTGGCTCTTCTGCAGCTTGTAAAGTTCGTCGTAGCAGGTACATTTCAGCGTATGTCCTCCGCTCTTTTCAACCGGATTCCACGTTTCCACGTACCCTCGTGCTACTTCCTCGTCCTGGGAAGCACCATCTGTTGCGAATACTCCGACCAGGCATCCCGGCTTGATTATCTTCGACAGATAGCCTTTGGATGTCTTATCATTCTTTGCCGCAAATGAGGTTCTGACGGATAACTCGCCATCGTTCTCTTCCCATCCGAGGTTTTCGATGTACTCCTTAATGTTGTACTGGTTCTTACTTTCGTCCATAACCACGACCCGGTACTGGATTTTCGTCAAATCAATCATAGTGACCTCCTATCCCGGGATTGTCAGAACTTCTCCCGGCCATATCCAGTGACCGTGATCCGAACTGCTCTTTCCGTGCTTCTTTGCTGTGGACTCTATCGTATCCTTGTTTGCATCGTAAATTGTCGTCCACTTGGTACCGCTTCCCAGTTTCTTTGAAGCGATGCCCCACAGCGTATCTCCGGAGACTACTGTATAATTGCCTCCATTCGATGATGAACTCGCTCTCGGCTTCGTTTTCCTTACGAACGCCGCAATTTTCAGTTCATTTGTACTGTAGATTTTCAGTGGTTTCTTCTGAACAAACGTAATGGAATACTCGACATTGCCATACGCTCCAACCGGTCTCGGCTGAAATGAAGAAATCGTAACATCCACGTTTATCCACGTTTCCGTTACGATCAATGTAAGCACTGTCTCATTAAACATATAGTCATTCAGAATTTTCACACACTCATTTGGACTTTTCCAGGCGTTCGTCTTGACGATTGCCTCATTCTTCTTTGACGCTCCGAAAAATACACCATCCCACGAAAACTCTGAAACATCCGTCCCCTTAGGTACCTTTACGGTACCCAGGGAGATGATGTCGAAACTTTGGTACTTGGCTGCATATTTGCCCTGTACCTTTTCGGGTAGAGCCGGGAACGTAAACTTTGAGCCCTTTTCCACCGGAATCAGTTTAATATCCATCGCCTACGCTCCTTTCGTGCTTGATACTGGCATATTGGCGAATACCTCGCTTAACTTGTCGGCTATGTTTCCACCGAGTTCGTCTGCGATCTCGCCTAAGTGCCTTCTGATTACGGCAACAATATCTTCCTCGCTCTGACCTTCCTTCGCCTCAATTTGGAAATTCGGACTAACTGCAACATTTACACTAATCGGACCAGTCTGTGGTGTAGAGACCGGAACCTCTGAACTTACCGGAGCAAATGTTTCTGCTGAGTTGTCCTCATAATTACCTTCTGTGGTGTCGTTATAGCCATAGGATGCGTTTCTTGTCGCCTCAGTGAATAAATTATGGTCTGATACCATATCGCTCAAATTTGAGCCTTCTATACGACCGCCCTCTGCGTGCTTAGAAACGCCGAGTGCTTCGCCTGCCTGCTCGTACAATTCAAGTGCTCTTGTCCTTCGGCTTGGATTTGTCGGGATAACAAACTCGTCCCAACCTTCCTCTGCCAACCATGACAGCTGAGGGCCGCCACCAACTCGACCACCTGCAGCGTGTTTCGCCGGTGTGGATGTCGTTGTCGGAATTGTCGGCAGCGTCAACAGGTTGTACTTCGGTGTTACGTTTACCGTCGGACTGATGCTGAACGGACTTGCCGTTGCTGTATTAAGAGAGGTCTGCAGGCTGGTTCTCAATCCCGCCGAGCCATTGGTAAGACTCGTTGACGCTCCCGTGTTGAGTGATGTTCCGAGATTTGTACCGGCTGTCTGCCACTCTGACTGCAGCGTAGCAAAATACTCGTTCGAGATAGGACCGTAATTCTCCATGACCGTTGAAAAATCAAAATCGGCCATCTGATCCTGCATATACTGTTGCATGAATGTGCTGAGTGTTTCTTCACTACCGCTGTTCTCCAGGGCGTTGTGAAGTGCTTCTGAATAGGACGTCTTGACGCTCTCGAAATACTCGCCGTAGTAGTCCGACATCTTCTTTTTCAGATCCTCTGTATTCAAGCCGATTGACTCGCCTTCCGTCGGGCCTGTGATAGACTCCATAAGTTCCGTCCAGTCCTCATTAGTCATTGAATCCCAGTCGATTGCTTCCTTGATTTCCTCTGCAGTCGGTACAGAATCTTTGAAATCCTGCATAATCTTCTCTTTGGTGCCATCCGGTACCGCAAGTGCCGTCTGCAAAATCTGAGTCGCAATGTCCGTCTGAACTGCCGTATCGAGATTGAGCTTGTCTAATCCCATCCAGCTTGCCACATCAGCTGCAGTCCAAGTCTGTACGTCCGGGTGTGCCAGCAACGCATTGTTCAAAGCTGTTTCCAACTTCTCCTTCGTGCTTCCCTCAATCTCCGGCATATAACCTTGAAGTGAGGAGTCCCACGCCTCGGCAATCGTTTCCAGGTTGAACGAAGATACTCTTGCGTTAATCTCATTCAGCTGGGCGTAGTAGCCATCGGTCGCCTCTTTCACGGCCGCATCGTACTCTTCCTGCGTGATAGCTCCGTCTGCCAGCTGCAGGTTCAGATTTGTGAGCGTGAGCGTGAGTGCCTGCTCGTACTGATCCGACGCATTGCTTACCTGCGTCTGCAGCTCTTCCTGCAAAGCATTGAAACTATCCATATCCAGCTCTGCGCCGGAATACTTAATCTTCAATGTGTCAAATTCCGCATCCGTCCTGGCCTGCGAAATCTTTCCTGTGATAGCAGAAATCTGATCCTGCAAGCTCTGAATTTCTGCAGACTCGTCAAGACTGATAACACTATCCTCTAAGGCAATATCCACTTTTCCGCTGAGTTCTTTTCCCAAATCGTCCAGCTGTTTCTTCATGCTGCCATAGTAGCTGTCGATACCGCTGGTATCTGCGTCGGTTCCAGTGAGCAGTTTCAAAGCGACTGTCGCCTCATAATGGTTGTTGTCAATATAGGACTGGCTATCGCTGATGAAGTTTTCGATTGCACTCTTGTAATCGTCCTTCTGCAGTTCATCCAGTTTCATTCCTAAGCTGACTTTCCAGTTCTCCTTTTTCAAGGTCGATACTGATGATTGCAGGTCGCTAAGTGCCTGCTGTGTGTCGCTAGTTGCTGTTGTGAAGGTGTTCAGTCCGTCCGTCATATCGCCGAATGTAATATCACTTGCAATACTCTTGACCTCTTCCAGGGATAACTTAATCTTTCCGAAAGCATTCTTTGCCACGTTTTCGCACTCTTCCTGGAACATAGCTGAAAACTGCTCCGCAGAAACCTCGCTATCGTTCATAGCGTCCTGCAGAGCCTTATTCTGAAATCGTACATCTTCGATTGACAAACCGGTTGCCTGGAAAATCTTCTGAGCTTTCTCGGCTTCCTTCTGCATTTCTTCGACATTATCCTGGTACTCTTCTTTGACCTTATTGCCCTTGATCCATCCTGCGATACCTCCGACACCGGCACCGATTAAAGCACCGACCGCTGTACCAAGACCAGGAATTACAGAACCAAGTGCTGCACCTGCCGCCGCACCAGCTGCTACGCCGCCTGCTTTCCAAGCGGCTGAACCACCGTAAGCGGCTTTCTCGTCCTTATTGTCGGACTTGATAGATTTATACAAATCCATTGCACTACTTACGAGCGTTGCACCACCGGCAATCGCTCCTGCTCCTGCACCCATTCCGACTGCAGATAAAGCTCCTGCGCTTAGTGATGCTCCCCCGGCCAGGTTTCCTGCTCCGAGGTTGATTGCCAGCATTGCCGACTTTCCGAGAAGTCCGGTACCCATTGCAGACGAACCAAGCATTGCTGCCCCAAGTCCCATCTCTCCGGTTCCCGAACCTAATACTGTCTTTCCTGCTTTTCCCAGGCTGATTGCTCCCTTGCCAAGACTGATAAACGGACTGGCAATCTTACCGAGCAATACCGCTGAGAATACAGACGACAAATCTGCAGACTTACCGCCAGGAAGCAGTTTGCCCGCATTTGATACCAAATTACCGAGTCCGTCCATCAACTTCGCAGATACGGCATCGAAATCAAATCCCTCTGAGAAGCCTTTGGCGAACGACGCTCCGATACTGGTTCCCTCGTCGAATGTTTCCGAGATGTCAATACCGAGCATTGTCATAACGCCGATCTTAATTCCGCTGCCGATGCCTTTTCCGATGTCTCCGGCGAAATCAGCAAATTTTGCTTTTCCTTTGGTGTCCCACCACTCCTTGAACGGATCAGCAATAAATTCATCCCAGCTCAGTTTCACCTTGCCGAGGAAATCTGCGTTTTTCCATTCTTCCGACTCTGTTAAGTCGTGGAATTTCTTCTTCATGCGGTCCACCTTTGTATCTACCCAGTCCATCATTTCATCAAGACCGGATTCAACCGCTGGCATCTGATCGGTAAGCCAGTCTGCCAGGCTTCTCACGTATGGAGATAGTCTCTCGCCAAATGAGATTTTCACTCCGTCTACTGCGCTCTGCAGTAACGTGATAGAACCCTGCAGGTTATCCATCATCGTTTCAGACATATTCGCTGCCGCTCCGTCTGCATTGTTGATGGCGTCTGCCAACTTGTTATAGTCCTCTTCTGAGGCATTCAAGATAGCAAGCAAACCTTTCTGTGCCTGTGTTCCTGCGATTGTATTTGCCAGGTTTGACTTCTGCTCAGCCGTCATACCTGCCGTAGCCGTCCTTAACTCACCCATCACATCGGATAAATCCCTGGCTTGTCCGTTGGAATCAAAAAAGCTGATGCCTAAGTCTTTCATAGCATCAGCCGCTCCGTTGGTGTTCGTCGATAATCTCGTGAATATTGAGTTGAGTGCCGTACCGGCCATTGTTCCCTTAATTCCAGTATTTGCCATTAAGCCTGTCATAAGGGCAACATCTTCTATGGAGTAACTGAGCGATCCTGCCATAGAGCCTGCATATTTGAAAGTCTCGCCCATTCCGGAGACTGTCGTGTTCGCATTTGATGCAGCCGCCGCCAAAACATCTGAGAAGTGTCCGGCATCACCGGCTTTCATATTGAACGCCGTGAGCGCATCCGTAACAATATCGGATGTCGTTGCCAAATCTTCTCCGGAAGCTGCTGCCAAGCTGAGAATACCTTCGATACCATTCAGCATATCGTCGGTTTTCCATCCAGCCATCGCCATGTAATTAAACGCCTGCGCCGACTCTTCGGCTGTGAATTTCGTGGTTGCTCCCATTTCCTTCGCCTTATTCGTCAGTTTGACAAGCTCTGTGCTGGTGGCTCCGCTTATAGCCTGGACCTGTGACATTGCGGCCTCGAAGTCCTTGTATGTCTCTATCGTGTCTTTCAGACCGATACTGACTCCTAGGACCGCTCCGACTTGGAAAATCGGATTTTTCAACAGGTTTATGATCCCTCGAACCGGGGAGGTTATGAGGTCAATCGCTCGCATTGTAACGCTCCACGTTTTCCCTGCAAAACTCCTTAACCCATTACCCAGCGTAGAGAGTACCGGACTGATTCGTTCCTTCGCTTCAAGCAGGACTTCGTACTTTTCTTTCGCCCAGCTTGCCAGGCTCTTTTCGGTTTTCTGAGCTTGCTTGTCAAACTTGGAAACTGTGTCGCTCGCTTTCTTGGCTGAACTATTCGCACTATTGGCCGCTCGTTCCATTTTCTCGAATTTCTTCGTAGCATTGGAGACTCCCGGATCGGTATTATCGACCGTCTCAATAGGAATTTCGATTCTAAGTGTTTCCGCCACCGTCATTACCTCCTTTCTGTGATTCTAGGGTTGTCCGCATAGACGCAAGCATGAACGCCTGCACGCCTTTCGGTTTCTCGTAAAATTCATCGGGGGTTATTCCTGTCTTTTGGAATATGTGATGCAACAAGCACATCTTGCCCCCGGCTTCAATTAGTTTTTTGCTACTTCCTCAATGTTGCTCTCGTAGCCGCTGAGGGTGTCGATCGCATCAATAATACGGTCTTTCTCGCCCGCTTTAAGGGTGTACTCGATTACATCCAGGCCGGACATAATCTGAAATCCTTTGCTTTCAAGCGCCTGCCATACCTTCTTGTTGTCCCATAACTTCTCTCTATCCTCTGCGATAGTCGCCTTGTGGATGATTGCTGACTGGTACTTGATACGGTCTGTGTCCTCCGGCATCTTGATACCGAGCTGCTTATTACGAACATACTTTGTAAATTTCTTACGGCACTTGTCGTACTCCTCTGAGCCGAGAGGTCTGATAGAGAATGCAAAAGCGAGCTTGCCGTTTCTGACAATCTCAATTCTCTGTGTTTCCTCTTCATCGGAAGCGAAATCTGCAGCCGCAATCAGACCTGCGATGAAGTCCTCCTCATTCGCTCTGATTACCTGCTTTGTTTCCTCTTCGTTTGTCTCCACTGTACTTACTGCAGGCTGAGTATTCTCCTCAGCTGTTGCCTCGCCTACTGTTACGCCTTTTACAAATTCTTTAGCCATTTGAATGTCCTCCAATTCTTTTTGATTAAATAAAGGGGAACCGCTCCGGCTCCCCTACTGGTTTCGTATGTGGTACTCCTTATCTGTCTACGCCGAGTAACGACTGTAACTTAGGCGGTCTGTTGACAAAGAAGTTCCAGTTTCTCTTGATAACATCGCCGACAGTGACATTCTGAATGTCAATCTGTCCGGAAGGAATACACTCCTTGTAAACCACACGCTCCTCAGAACCATTACGTCCGAGAAGTGAACCCTGGAAGTTCCAGTGCGGCGGGATCTGAGTCTCTAATGCCTCCATGACCTCTACAAAGAACTGGTCGTCCTCTACTACGATCTGAGACATCGTGAGGCTGACAGCAAATGTGTTGGCTGTCTCATGTTCCTGTGCATCTCCAAGCACACTGTACTTAGCATTGTTGTAGTTCACGTTGGAAGTGAACGTATCAACGGTCGCAAGTAAAACGCCGTCCTCACTGTAGAACGCTCCGTCCTTACCGGTACGTGCGTGTCTTGAATCACCGGCGGCTCTCTCGTTTCTAATCATCGCTTTTTACCTCCTTCTACTCATTGGTGCTGAAACGGAAAATAAAGCTGAGGTAGATATGCTCCATAGAATCCTTGTCGATCACATCGATGTCGAACCATGCGGAGTCTCCGTCTGCTGTGTAAGCAGAACTCTCGCTTACTGTGCAGGCTACCAGCTTGCCTTCCTCTCTCATTGCATCACCGACTGCCTGCAGCTGAGAAATTACAGTTGCTCGACCGTTGGTATCATTGTCTACCTTGCCTACCAGGTTGTCAGAGGTGGTATTGATACGTCTGATAAGCTCGAAACGAGTCTTAACACGGCGAATCTTTTTCCAGCCATCGTCCTGGTTGTCCTTCGGCGTAATGAGGGTATTGATTGCATTATCAATCCACACCTGCTTAGCCTTGTTATAGCTGAGTACCAGGCAACCTTTCTTCTCTGCAGCAATCATTTCAGTGTTTGTCAGATTTTCCTTGATCTCGGAGAAGCCGCTGACTACTGTATGAGTGAGCGAAGAGTTTGCCGCTACTGCGCCGATCATACCAGCAATACGTGCTGCAGTCTGATAACCGTCGATCTCCGTACCCTGCTCATTCACATGGGCATTGAGAACGTAGTGCATCTTCTCGTCATTGAATGAAGCGGCGTGTGCTTCCCTTGTTTCCAGGTCTACCGTGTGCTTCTCAGCAACGACCGCCTGTGTAAGAGATGCCGCATCAAAAATACGATTGATGAAGCTCTGCAGAAGCAGATGTACCGAAGTGTCCTCGGTATCGACACAGATTGTGTTAAACTCATACGCCTCTACCTGCTTAAACGCATTGGAGTAGTCCCCATTCGTTACCTGCGGATCAGTTCCCTTTGTAAACTGGGACTGAGACACGTTCTGTAATGTTACGGTGCCGGACTTGATAACCTCTGCCTTGAAATTCTTGGAAGATGCCAGTGCATCCACAAGGGCATTAGCTTCGTCTGTTCCGGCGGCAAATTCCACCTTCTCAAACTCTGTTGTACCGGCATAAAAAATGCACTCTTTGAGAGTGCTGTCTGAGAGCTTTTCACGGACTGTTACTACAAAGTCCTTTGCTCCTGGATATTTTGCTGTGATGCTTACTGCATCTGTGCTTTCGCTGTCCTGCAACTTGATACTGCCCTGAGTGCCGCCGTTACCGACTCTGCAGGCGATGATCGTCTTTGCGCCACCGGCGATTGCCTCTTTCATTGCATCCGTAGTAAGTGCGGTACCGAATGTTCCTTCGTAGCCATCCTCTGCAGATAACTCGATTGCCTCGTTGAGAGGACCGAAATCTGCACGGAAGATTACTGCGGTAACACCATTCATAACGCCAGCAGCGGCATTTCCGCCTTTCTTCTGAATGTTGAAATAGGTACCAGGACGCACCTTAGTTTCGCCTAAAATGAATGTTCCTGCCATTTCTACTTAACCTCCTTCTGTAAGAACTTGCTTACAATTTCCTTTGCCTCTGATACTGTGTACTCGGCTTTGCCGTCAGTTTTCAGAGCGGCTACAACGCATTCCTGCATTGTGCCGAATACGCTTCTTGCGTTGCCTGCAAGCTCGCTTACTGTGTAAACGGACTCTGCAGGGGCCTTTTTCTCCGGCTTCTTTTCTGCCTTTGTTTCAGCAGGTGCCGGAGTTGCTATTTCCTTAGCCATGCTTTACCTCCTTAACTGTAATTTCCATGAGCTGCCATAAGCACGTGAGGCTTAGCCTTGTACCTAAGCAATCCATAGTGACCTGTGATGAATACCTGGCCTTCCTTCAAGTAGTCAGATTTGTAATTCACCTGCAGTCTCTTGATGAACATAGGCGAATAGTCCAGCATAATTACCTCTCCGTCGAGTGACAGGTGGTTGGCAATATCTGCGGCCATCTTCAATCTCACTGTGCTTTCCGGACACAAAACATGGACGGCAATTCTACCGTCCATCCAAGCTACTGTATTCGTTTCTTCCTGCTTCTCAGCTGAAATCAGTCTGCAGTAAACCACCGGCTGATCCGCTGAGGCTTCTGTTATCTCCTCCATCCGGTCGTATCCCATAACCAGGCATCCCGGGTACAACTCCTTGATGTACTTATCAACCGCCATTACCGGGTCCGGATCGGACGTCTCCATAGACGGATATTCCAGGATGTCAAATCTGACTTCACAGCCGATTACAACACCGGCTTTTCCTGCATCCTCGCCCATAGTAAACGCATCCGTTCTCGCCCAAGTAAAGCAGTACGGCGTACCGCCTTCCGGAAGAAGGATCACATCACGCAGGCATTTCTTCACGATAGGTGCTATGTCCTCCGGGAATATATCCGCCGTATTCTGACAGAATATCGATACCGAAAGACTACCGGCGCTGTTTCGTTCTTCGTTTGCCTGCAGGTCATAGTTGTAAGCTACCATAGGGTACTGCGTTTCACCGCCCCACCCTTCCTGTTCGTCGCCCGGTGCTTCCGGACTAAAAACAGCAGGCACACCGTTGTAGGTTGTAAGCCTCTCTGCGAGTGCTGCCGTACTGACGAACCTTTTCTGAATCAGTTCTTCCAGCTTCACTCTGTCGCTCCTTCCTCAGTGTCCTGCTTTTCGATGCCGTAGGTCTTGACCTCCGACATATCGTGTGAATATCGGATTTCCCACTGAGCGTCTACCGCTTCATCAATGGGAATCCGAAAGTGATTAGTTACATTGCCGATACCCGGATGATACTGGACGATCAGCTCCTTCTCGGTGGCTGATGTTACAAATCCGGCTTTACCTTCCGGCCATGTGCGATGCTTGCCATAGACCAAATCGCCCCTGGCAATCTCGCTCAAATCGAAGGTTGCTATCGGCTGTTCTACTACCAGTGCCATATATCATGCCTCCTTAGCCATACGGCTCCTTGTAAATTTTCTCAATTTCCGGGGTTGCCTTCTCCTTGATCTTGTCTACGAATGGTCTTGCTGCCATTTTCTTCGTTCCGTTTTCAAGGTAGCCAGCATACTTCTCTTGGCTTTCCAGCTCTGCAATGATTTGGACTCCGCCACCAGCGGTACTGCCTTCACTCTTTACCTGGCCATTCCAGTGCATACGGAGATTTCCTGTACGTCTTGCCGGTGGTTCTCCTGGCGCCGAAGCTGTGTAGGTCGCTTTGCTGTGCGGCTTGCGATATGTTCGCCCGCTTCTCTGACCTTTTAGCACTTCCAGTTCTGCGTTTCTCATAGCATTCACTGCCCTAACGCCCCTGGCTACGACTTGCCGGTTGATTTTGGCTACCTGTCCTTTGACTGTTGCCCTTATGGCACTTCCTGCGCTCCCTGCTTTTCCATCGTTCCACAGTTTCATTTGACATCCTTCCTTTCCTCGGCGTAGTAGATTGTGGATATACCCAAGCTACCCACCTCGTCCAGGTCGATGATGTAAAACGTGCGATTTCCGAGTATGAGTTTATCGGACTTCTTTGCTTCCGGACTTCCCGCCTGCACAATCGTATGGGTGCAAACACGGTCTCTCGTTGAATGAGATTCCTTCTGTTCCTTCGTGGACTCGGCAAGACATCCTCTGATGATCTTTGAGCCGTCTCCTTTCGGGTCGTTTACTACCCTTCCGCTCGCTGTTACAACCTGCGTATTTGACTCGACAACAAAATCCTTGAATAAGTTTCCCGGCCTTAAATACATAAATCTCGCATTTATCATCCGTTCCACACCCTCTCGTTTTCGTGCATTCCGGTATGGAAGTAAGGCGGACCATCTACCCCATTTCCGAACCGTGGCACTGACACTGATTCTGCCTGGACCTCTTTTTTCAGCTTGTCGTAATCTTCTTTCCAAAGTTTCGCCCTGCCATTCATATCCAGGCTGAGAGGACCGGTCTTTGTGTTGACCTCATACGCAAAACGACGGCACAAACTTTCAAGAAGCATCAGCTTCGCACGCTTCCACTTATTCGGGTATGCGTCGATTGCTGCTTGTATCTCCTCGTCGGTCAATGCCGTCGTATCTGCCAGGCCCTCTACCATCGTGTCTCCAAGTTCAAACCTCATACGGTCTTTGCCAAACTCCGTGATGTTTCCCGGCTCATATGTGTATGCACCTTTTGACATTAGGTATCAGCTCCCTCCGTAATGCTGTCTGTGGTTGCGTTACCGCCTACGGATTCGTTTGAATTGCCGTCAGCGGAGAATAAAGTGTCGTGCTGTTTCTGAGCCGCTTTCTTGACCGTAGCGCGTGTGTCTAAGGCGTGAAGCAAAATCAGAACGCTGTCGGACTGTACGTTGGCTACTGCCTTTGCACCATCGTCCGCATTCATCTGCAGTACATCGACCACAGACTGAATATCCTCTGCACTGCAGGAAACCGCCGTCACATTGTCACCCTCGCCCTTGACTGTCACGGTAAAACCGGCATTGTCGGAGTCGAACGGTTTAAGCTCTGCGACTGCGGACTGGATCATCTCGTCCACCTGCTCCTGCGTAAATCCTTTGCTTGCATTGGCGACTGCATCGGCCATCATCTTGTCTACCTGCTCCTGCGAATAAAGGGCACCGGACTGTTCCGGTACCCCTGCTTCGTCATTTGCGATTGAGATTACGCCGAGTTTTTCTTCCCTCTCGACATTTAACACAATGTCTGCCGGGATTTCATCCCCTGCGAAGAATTTTCTGCCGCCATAACTGCAGCGTTTCTTTGCAATCAATTTCATGGCGAACCTCCTTATACAGCGTCGCAACCGAAGAATGCGAGATCATCTGCGGTTTTCTTCATGTCGTATGCCATAAGACCCTCAACGAGCTCTGAATGTGTTCCCGGTGCGCCAGGATAATTCAGAATCGGAAGCAAAATTCCATTCTCCAGCATATCCCATGTGAAGATGTAACCTGCAGAAGGCTCCTCGACGGAAGGTGTGTCTGTCGCATATGCTAACAGGAATGAGTTCGGATCCCCGATATATCCCATATCTGCATTCTGTCCTAATCCAGCTTTGTTCTGAACAGTTCTGTCGAGGACAATTCTGTCAATTTCAAAGAGCTGTGCCAGTACGTTAAGATTTACTTTTGCCGGGTTAGGAGTAGAACCGCCGTATTTTACCCTCTCGAGGATTGCCGGGTGCTCTTTTAACGCATTGTAGACGTTTACACCCAATCCAAGTCTGTTAGGGGTGCGGCCGGTTTCCTCATTGATCTCAGTCATTTTGTTCTGGAAGAAAGCGATCGGGTCACTGTTTCCGTTGCTGAACTTGATAAACTGTCCGGATGTAACAGACACGGAATCGGTGCCTGTTGCCTCGTTTTTCCATACTCCTTTGCGCATGAAAGATTTTGAAAACTCTGCATCCTGGTGGATGTTTGCCTGTGTTGCAATCACCTTAGTTCTCTGCTGGCGTGGGTCTTTGGTGTGAGGTCCCTGTCTGCGGTTAAGGTCTGTCTGACGGATATTATCAATACCCATCATCATCTGATCTACGTGGCAGGCATAGTTCTCTGTATGCTCTGAGATTACTGCCGTGTCAACTGAACCGTATGCCGGTTTTCTATTCCAGTTATCACGTAACAAATCCTCTTTGTCAAATACATAGTAATTGTCAGAGGACAGCTGCACCGGGCAAACAGGAAACATATTCTTTGCAAAAGATGTTGTTTCCTGCTGATAGTAAGCCAGCGCCATTGTTGAAAGCGCTGTGTGCGGTCTAAATGCACCCTTTGCGATTTCTGCCTGGATGCTTTTCGTTGTTCTTTTCATTTACCATTTCCTCCTTCTTTATTTTGCGGCATTCTTCTGATACTTGGAAATCTGAACTCTAACATAGTCATTCTCAGCTGCATTGCTGAGCGCCACGCCGATCACATAATCTCCGTCAGCTGCCTTTGTTGCTTTTCCTGCGGTTGCAGTTACCTCTTCGCCCTTCTTGATGGCTCCGCCAGCAAGAATGTAGCCGATGTCCTTAATCTGAACATCTACCTGGTCGCCCTTTGCAACCTTTCCGGACTCTGCTCCGGAGATGTCGTTATAGCCTGCCTCAATAATTGCAATGCCTACGATAGGTGCTGTGCCGTCGGTTGCTACGACTACATCTCCATTCTCGTCATATTTGAGAATGAGGTTTCTCACATCGTCGATAGCAGCACCGGCCTGCTCTGCGATTGTCACAGACTGGTTAATCTGTGAGCCGTTGAAGTTTCTCTTTGCCATGGTCTTTTCCTCCTTCCTTAAAATCCTTCCTCAGCGTCGTATGCGTCCATAAGGTCCGGGTTATCTTCCCAAGCCTTAGCCAGCGCATCCGTATAGCTCATGGAAGGTTCTTTCTGCATATAGCTCTTGGCGATACCTTCGATCTTGCCCTCTGCATCACTTACGTGCGCAGAGCCGTGGCCGGACTTGCCTACCTCGGAAAAAACGCCGGACTTGTTGACCGCTTCCACGGTGGCATCAAGAACGGCGATCATATCGTTGTATGCAGTTCCACCGGTAGCTCTGAGAGATTTGAGCATAGGTACAAGCTCCTCTTTCTTCTTGCCGATGATTTCATACTTGCCTGCTACGGCTTCAAGTTCTCTGTTCTCAGCATCCTCACGGAACTTTCTGAGTGCTTCGATTTCTGCCTTAACAGCAGGATTGAGTCCCTTGTAGATGTCCTCGCCATCTGCAGGTGTTTCCTGGTTCTGCTCAGGCTTCTCAACAGACTTTGTTACCGCAGGTTTTCCCTCCGGAGTCTGCTCTGTCTGAGCCGAGTCGTCTGCCACGCCGTATCTCTTCTCAATATCTTCGAGAATGAGAAGCTCAGCCTGGGTCATTTTGCTCTTGTCGATCTTCATATCTTCGTTGTCTCCTTTCGACTGTTTCTTTTTGCCCTGGTCCTTTTTGTCCTCTGTGTCTACCTCCGGATCGTCTCCTTCTCCGGCAGGCTTTCCAGCGGCGGTCTGTGCCTTCTCGATGTTGTCATTCAGCCTTGCAGCCGCAGACTTCATCATTGCCAGGTCACTCTCCGTCACCTCGTCACTCTTTACGATGTTGATTACCTTTCCGCCGGACCAGTTGCTAATCGCTTCCTTCACTACTGCAGTGAACTCGTCAAGGCTCTCATTCATCGCTGTTGCTGCGCCGGTGCTATCCAGCTCCTCGTCATTCAGAATCGAACAGAGGCTTGCCTGCAGTGCGTAGCATATATCCCAAATTTCATCAGCAATCTTTCTGTTCTTGATTTCATTGAAACGCTCGTTGAAACTAACAGAGTTGCCTTTCAGAACTTCCTCTACTGCACTGTCGATCTCTTCCTGGTTCATGCCGGCCTTTTTGCCGATGAAACCGAACAATCGGCTGACAAAACCATTCTTATCGCCATTCTCTCCTGTGGACTGCCCCTTTTCGCCTTTACTCTTTGTTAGCTTAATGTGAGCATCCGGATTTGCACCTTCATCTACAAAATCAACTTTGCTGATTCTGAGATTTTTTAACTTTGTTGCCACTTTGCTTCCTCCTTTCCGCAAGATTTATATTAAAAAAGACGCCTTTTCGGTGCCTCTCCTAATAACGGAATGATGTTTCTGTTGCTGATAAACTCTTCTAACTGCTCTACTGTGGACTCTCGCAGGTTATTCAAACCGTAGCGGTCCATAAATTCGAGCAGGAAATCAGAAAAAGGCACCATATCGGATGCCTTGCTGATCTGTTTTATCAATTTGTTCTTTTTGCTTAGATTTGTCTCCATAATGTGAACTACCTATGCCCTTATTACACTCTCGTATGTGGAATTATAAGGTTAAGACTGCTGAAAAACTCAATACGCCCCATTTTTACAAGGTGTTTTCATCTTCTACTTCGACTCTCTCGGCTTCTCCTTCGATTGAGAACATCGGATATGTGCCGTCCTTAACCTTTTCCCATACATCCTCGTCGGTTACTTTGAAGCCGATCCACCAACCAATCGGAAGAGTGCCT